TGAGGTTTTAATGATGCCTCTACCCAATCACCACCAGCTGAAACTTCAACAGTTTCTCCTACAGTATGAGTTACTGCTTGAGTATTATTATAACCTCTTTCTATTTGTATTATATTGCTAGCAATTCCTTTAATAAGTATATATTCTTCATTTATTTTTAACATATTTCCAGTTTTTATAATAGAAGAATCTGTAAAAAGAGATTTAGCTATAGTAACTGAAGAACTGCTTAAGCTAGTAGTTAATGTTGTTTCTTTGTTCGGTAAAGAAAATCCATTAGAATCATAATTTTTACTTTTAGTCGTGCTAAACTCTACCCAATTATTAGTACCATTTATAGAATAATAAGCTTTAACATTTGGAGCAGAATAGAATGGTTTTGTTAGTTCTTTTCTACTTGAAAAATCAGCCTCAAATAAAGATGATTTAAATGTTACATATACTTTAAATATTTTCTTTTTAATAGATGGAGCATCAAAATCAAAATCTTTTGTTATTACTCTAAAATCTCTTTCATTGTTTCCTATGCCTGATGTAGTTGAAGGAGCATCTTCCCATTTATATATTTTAAATCCTTCTTGGTTAGGAGCGCCCCATATTAAATTATCATGTATGTCGTAAGCAAAATTAGTAACAGGAGAATTATAAGAATCTTCTCCTATTCCATACATTCTTGTTGTTTCAAAATTAAGACCTGTTTCTAAATTTTCATTTAATATCTGTCCATCTACACCTTTATATATCATTGACCATCTTTTACCATCTAAATCAAATAAATATCCATATTCATTTGTTGATATTCTTTTAGCATTATCTTGTTCTGCTTTATTTAATCCGTCATTATAGTTAATTGGATACATGTCGGATGTTAAAGAATTATTGTATGTAGAAGGCCAAATAATAATTTTATTTTCTTTCCTTAAATAACCTATTGATGGTTTTAAAGTTTCATATAATAACCAATTTGATATACTATTTTTCCATTTCTTTTTAGCAATCTTTCCTTCTGTAAAATTAGTTAATCCTTCTCCATTATATCCATAACAACCGCTTTCATTAACCCAAAATATACCTACTTGTGTAGAAACAACTTGACTTTTATGTTCAATACCTACATTTTCAAATATTTCATCTAAATAATCTCCTTCATCAGTTCCAATAACATATATTCTATTCTTTTTAAATTGAAGTAATTTGTTTTTAAAGAAATGTAAATCAATTATTTCATCACCATCATTTGAAACTACTGTTATTTTATTTGAACTAGGAAGTATCCCAGGTTTATTTTTAGGAGATTTAATCATAGTGTCAGACATAATTAAACCATTTTGCTTTATATTACCTACATATAAATGATTATTAGCTACAACAGAGCAATTATATTGAGCAGTCATTGTTTCTTCGCTTTCCGCATCTTCTTGATTTACTTCTGTTTCAGATTCATAACTATAAACTTCATTTGGATTTAAATTTTCTTTACCTGGAGTTTGGTACAACCAAGTAGCATGATTATTATCAGCTACAAAATTTGCATGAAGTTTTTTACCGCCTGTAGATGACCATACTTTTTTATTTTGAATATCGCAAGTCATTTGAAGATAATATATATCGCTATCTGAATAACTCATATATACTTTAAAATATTTTATTTCACTTATATCTAAACTTGAACTATGAACAAGACTTATTTGAGGAGCATGAACACTATTAGTGCATACTATTTCATTAAAATCTACTTTTCTTAGAAAACTTTCTTCGTTATGAATATTAACAGTAGTTACTGCCGCAGTCCATGTTCCCTCCCATCCTTCAGCTGTGTGTTCAGATGTAACTTCTGCAAAATTAAAAGAAAGTCCAATATCATCTTTAGATACATTATCTCCATTGATTGTTGTTCCTGAGTGAAACTCCATATCACATTCTAAAATATCTACATGTAAAGCACTAAAACCACTTGCTAATGTATATGGTTCTACATAATTTCCCCAATATTGTTGTGTAGGTTCTCCTGGAGTTTGATTTGGATTATAATCTTTATTTAGCATGCTTGCATGGTCTAAATCTGCCATATCATCAACATCTACATTTATTTCAATCATAATATTATTGTCTTTAGATACGTCTCCGTCAGTAAAAGGTATATTTTTTTCAACAATACAACTTATATATTTTCTTGGGTATCCATCTTGAGCTTCGATTCCAATAGGGCCAGCCAAACCTCCCATTCCATCTTGAAAGCTTGTATTTATATCCATTTCTGTATACCATCCATTAGTTGAATTAGCTTCATTTGTAGCAATTCCCATTTCTAAAGTATCTAAATTTTCTGTTGTTATGGCTTGAATAGGTGTAGTAGCATTATTTGCTATATCATGAGGGTCTGTGTCAGCATCGACAGTATAATCTGAATCACTAAATTGATAAATAGACATATCCATTTTTACTTTTTCATCATGATACCATGGTCTTATAGTATCATAATAACCTAATACAAAATTATCATTTGCAATTCTTTCTTTTGCTGTTCCAACTAAAGCATATACTTTTAGTTTTACATATATATTTGCAATATCATCTGTCTTTCCTGTGATTTCATCTTGATTAATTATAATTCTTTTTTTAGCACCACCGCCGCCACCATTATCTAAATCTGCAGTTGTATTAAAACTAAATTTATAATTATAAAGCATGTCTACTTGATTTGTTGATTTTGCTTGACCATCTGCATTTCCACCTATAACACCCCAAGAATTATTTTCACAAGTATCTGAAGCATATAAATTAATTTTTGCATCATTATTTGAGGATGCTCCAATATATTTTTGCAATATATCATACTTTTCATTTGAAGCATAAGGAGCGTATGTTCCAACACTTACATTAAATATTCTAGGAGGAGATGTTAATGTTTTAGATAATAAAAATTTATCTGCATATTTATTATAATAATATTGATATGATTTATTATTATTTTGATGATTACCATCTGATATTAACAACCTTCCATTTACATAATTAAAGTTTGCAAAGGCAGTTCCTGAATATTTTAATGGAAATAAACTTTTATCTGTTTGATTATATCCATTCTTAGAATAATAACTTAAAGCTAAATCTGTTTGATTTGCTGTTGGATGATACTCAGATAAAGCTAAAGTATGATTTGTTCCTCCAATACCTATAACAGCTAAATCAGATATATAAAATTCTAAATTAGCATATTCAGTTCTACAACCCCATTTTCCTGCTACAATTTCAAACCTAAGTTTAACATATCTATCTCCATCAATTATTTCAGAAGCTACATTATTTGTTGTAAATTTGTATGTATATTCTCTTGGGAGAGTAGTGTCAAAATGAGTTCCTGAAGAAAACAATAAAGAATTAGTAGTCATATTATAGGATACAGGGTAAGATAAAAATTCTGAATTATGTCCAAATACTTTTACATCATTACCAAGCTCAATCATAGCTCTTCTTAAATTAAATCCAGTCCAATAAGTTTTTGTTCCATCTCCATTTGAACCAACCCTTATTTGAACTTTATCGTTAGCCGTGTCAAAGTCTGATGGTAGTTTAAATTTTATAGATTTAAAAGACATATCATTACCTGGAGCAAGAGTATTTCCAATATTATGATAATCATTTATATTAATATGAGTCCATTCGGTTCTTTGTGGAAAAACTCTACTATAAATAACCTTATAATCACTTCCATCTTTCCATCTTATTTCAACTACAGGGTCTCCAGCATTAGAACTTGGATTTATACACATAACATCTAAGTAATAAGAAGCTCCAGCAATAAATCCATTAACTGTATCTGTTCCAGATATGTCAGCACTTTTTGCTCCAAAATTAATATCTGCTGTGCTTAAATGAGATGGTTTAATATAAGTAGCTGAAGACTCTACATACATGGCTTTTATATCTGTTGCAGAACCACAATAATCTTTTATTTCTGGACTTCCATCTGTTCCATCTGTAATATCATTAGCAACTACTAAATCAGGGCTTGTTGCACCTGGAGAGCCACCAATGTTAGCCCATCCACCAACAGATGAAGAAAACATATTGGCTTGGTCATTTGTTAAAAAATTAGTAGCAGTAACATCATTTGTAGATTGTAAATATCCACTTCCATCTCCACTAAAATATGTAAGATAATTTGATTGGTCTGAAATATCATGTATTTTAATATGTGGAGGAATACTTAATCCTGAATAAAACCACGAATCAGAACCTGCGCACATTGCTTTAAACTTCAAAGTATATTCACTATTTGCTTTTAATAATATTTCTGAAGTTTTCATAGAGCCTAAAGATGATGGATTTTCACTTGCTCCATCTATATCTCCTATAGAAGCTATTCCAGTAACATAACTTCTTGGAACTCCTATTGTTTGACTTAATGGAGAAACATTGTCAGATACTCTCCATCCAACACCATCTCCAGCAGTTAATGTCCATGAAGTATCAAAAGAAAGAGTATCTAAATCATAATCATATATATCCGAAGAATATGTACTTAGCATAGAGGAGTAATCAGAAAAGAAAGAATATAAACCAGTTCCTGGATTAAAAATTGAAGATAATCTAAAACTATCTGTAGAAATATTATCTAAAATTATATCTCTACTTACTCCTCCACTAACTCTTATTATGCCATTTTCATCAACTTCGGCATTATCAAGCGCTTGGAATTCATTGTTCTGAATATCTTTAGCATCTGAAAAACTATTTAATCCTCCTGAAAAATCAGATATTTTTAGCGCTTGTTTACTCATTACTTACCTTTTATTTTTTCAACTATTGGTTTTAATACCATATCCCAAACCAAGTCATCTTTTTTAGAAGGTGATAATTTAATAGCTTTTTCTAAAACATATAAAGCCAATAAAAACCATTCCCAATTTGATGTAATTAATGATAACATTGTTATCTCCTTATTTTATTTTTGTTTTACTTTAGCGCTACAACCACAAGACATACAAATAAAATCTTTTGGCTCATGACTAAACTTTTCAAGTTTTTTAACTCTTTTTTCTAAATTTTTAATTTTCTTTAACTCTCTATTGTCCATTACCTTTTTTACAATAGAATCTATAATCTTTTTTGCAACTAATCCTTGTATCATTATTTTTCCTTTATTTTTGCATATAATGTCATTAATCCAACAATTATACCTATCGATAATGATATGAATGTTAAAATAGGGTTTAAAAGCTTTAAAAAGCCTATTAATGTTGAGAAAAAGCTTGTACCCATACCTATCTCTGGGTAATTAGATAAAACTCTTAATGTATCCTTCATTCATACCAACTTTCTTCATCATCAAAATTTATATTAAATAAATTCCAAGTGTATAACCATATATATAAAGCAAAAAATACTATTAAAAATATTACAACTAAATAGGAAAAAAGAATCATTTATCTTCCACGCAATCATCCCATTTTTTTAAATCTAACATTGGTAATGGTTTTTCTATCATATGGTCTTTCAATTTATCGTTTTGTATTGCCACTTTGTTTCCACCTTTTATATAAGGTTTTCCGTTATTACATCCTACTTCATACACAAATAATATTGTTTTCCAAAAACCTACTCTAACTACTCTAGCAGGTCTATCATCAAATATAATCACATCATCTGTGTTTAAATCATCACCTGCAAAAACTTTAATAGCTTCTATTGCAGATTCAATTGTATTTCTACCTAATAAAAAAACAAACGCAATAGCTGCCATCCAGCCATATTCGCCTATAAGTCCTTCTATTGCATCTGCTTCCATATTCCTCCATTATGTACTTGCTACAAACATCTCCACATCACACGAGGCTGTGTCTGCCTGTATTTGTACTTTAGTTATATCTGCTAATTGACCAGATGAAGCTGCTCCACCTGAGTTTGCGTCCATATTATCTACTAACCCTCCATTAATATCAGCATTCCATATATAGCTTTGTCCTGCATCTAATTTAATACCAACCTCATCACTACTTTCATTAGTAAAAAATAAAACTATAAAATTAGTATCATCTTTATTAGTAAATCTCATATACCTTACATTTGCTTCATTGAAAGTTCCTTTTCCAACTCCAGTTCCAAATGCTAAATACTCAAGCTTATCAGTTGTAGTGGTTACTATTGTTTTAGATATAGAATTTATTCCAGATATAGATAGCTTATTTACAGAGCCTTGGTCTTTACCATTTAATGTTAAAGATTCAACTAAAGTGACTGTCATAGTACCTGATGTTAATGTACTTGCCATTTATTCTCCTTGCTTTCTATGTTAATAGTTTACCCCATAGTGAGGTTTTACCATTTATAATTTCTATTACTTCTACTTTATAATCTCCATTTTTAAAAAAATCAATTATAGCAAATGCGTGATTCCAATTAGTTAATCTACCACTTAGCCAATCTTCATCAGCTTCTATATCTTTTAAACAACCTAAACTCCAAGCGCTAATTGTTCCACCTACATTTGTTTTAGTATGCCTTTGCAAATCATGTGTATGCCCATACATAATACTTTCACCATATACATCTAAATGTTTAAATGAATGATATTTAGACACAAACTTACCATGAGTAAAATTTAATTTACCTACTTTTAATAGTTTTTTCCTATTATATGGATGAAATTCGTATCCTCTTTCTTTTAATTTTAAAGCATTCTCAGTTTTATATTGCTCTAAATATGGATACCTTATTACAAATTTATCAAGCCAAACTTCATGATTACCTTGGACAAAATGTCTTTTTTTACATTTAATTTTATCTAAAGATTTATCTATTATATCCATACCTTTATTAACATCTCTTACATCTTTATCTAATAATGGTATTAAATCTTCCATTGGCTTTGCGTTTCTACCTTTCCAATAATGAGCGCTAAAATGCTCCCATTCCCCAGTATCTCCTAAATCTATATACATTGTAGGTTTTACAATTTCAATAGCTTTGCATACTATTTTAATTGCTTTCTTATCATGTATAGGAAAATGCTTATCAGGAGTTACTATTGCTCTATCAACAATATTGCCTTGCAATTTTGCCATAATCACCTCTTTTCATTTCAAAAAACTACTTCTTTTTTTTATCTGAAGATTCTTTATCTTCAATCATAGATTCAAGAACTTCTATTGCGCCTTGATATTTTATAAATAATTCTTTCGCTTGTTCTTGTTGAACCTTAAGATTTTTAAGTCTTTCTTGTAGATTCATATATCGCCTTTTTATTTATTATAATTTAGGTACTGAAAGTACTCTTACCCCAGACCTTCTACTTCTATATTTTTTTACTTTTTGTTCGTACATCTGCCTATAATAAGCTGAATATTCTAAATCTTCGTCATCTTCATATAATCTTGCTTTTACATAACATAAAACAGCATTATGTAAAGTACTATCTAAACCTAAATCACTTTGAAGATTATTAGTTGTCGCTGTTGCTTCTTCATATTTTGAATGATAAGTTATTCTTAATCCGTTATCAACAAATAATGATGTAAATGTCCCTGTATCTCCAACAGTAGCTGCTCCAACAGTACCATTGTCTGCTTTAGATGTAGTATAAGTAAATTGATTTGAACCGTTTGTAGTTGATATAGTAACCTCTTCATCATAAGTATTATTATCTGCATTAATATAAACTTTATCTCCAACTAAATATCCATGATTAGATGTTGTCGTTGCAGTACCAATTCCACTTGAAACAGCTAAAGCATTAACACTATCTGCATCAGAAAGAATTGCGCTAGAAGTTATTGTAAATGTAGTTGTACTAGGAGTTGATACAAGGGTATAATTACCATCATAATGTCTTGTTCCACTTATAATTATTCTATCGCTTGTAGTATGAGTAAGTCCGTGAGCTTCAGAGCAAGTTACAGTAACAGTAGTACCATCTATAGTCATGTTTGTTATTGTGCCACTTAAATTTCCATCTCCTTGAAATGTATCATATTTTTCGGAAGTTCTTTCCCCTGCTGATGATGTTATATCTTCGGCTAATATTGCAAGCCTATTATCATCGTTATACCATGCAAAATAATCATTTGGATATGTTCTTTTATTTGTTGCCATAATAAACCTTTATGTTAAAGAATCATCATCTCCGCTAGAAGCAGTAAATGTTTCTGCGCTTGAATTTGAATCTGAATCTGACCTTAATATTCTATGTGGGTCAGCTAATTTTGGTATCATTACATATCTATTGTTAGTATCTAATACTTCGACCCTTATTATATCAATCATATCATCAGACAATGTATACCATCTTTGTTTTTTCTTTAAATCTGTTGTTACTTCTTTTGCGTAATGTTGTTTCTTTTCAGCAATATCAAGTAAAGCATCATTAATTAGTCTAAGCATATATGATTCTGATTTTGAACCTACTGATTCATCTGTTGCATCAATAATATCTTGAACTGTCATACTTTTTGCCATTATCTTTTATTCCTATTTGCTATATCTTTATCCATCGTTGTTTGAGTGAATTCGACCTTTGTTTGCCCACTCCAAGTTTTTCTCATATTAATATAGTCTGATATTCCTTGCCTTACACCAAATACTTTTCCGCATTCACATTGCGGAATATCTTTTTTGTCAAAATCCTTACATTCCTTGCAATTTTCACAATAATATGTTCTAATTCCTCTCATAATTCTCCTGTAATTTAATATAATTACTCTTCACTTACAAACGTGTCGCTTGATGCTAATGCTTGTGCTTCTGATTTAGTTAATACACTAAAATTAGGATATGCTTTACTAGCTCCTAATGCTACAAGCTCTGACAGTACTCCATCTTTCATAGACCATTCACCTTTAATAATACAATATGCTTTATCATGTGAATATCTTGGAGCACCTACTTTACCTGCTATAATAATATCATTCCAAGTAGGAGATGATTTATAAGTAATATTACTATCTTCATCTACTGATTCTACTATTGGATATAGTGCTTTTATTTTATCTCCAACAACACTATCATATGCACTGCTTGGTAGACAAAAATACATTTCATAATGTGCCATTATCTGTGACTCCTTTTCCCTGCGTTAAAGTTTCTTGTTATTTCTGCTAATGTTAATGTTTTGCTATATACGCATACATCATCTATTTCTCCAACAAATTTTTTTCCACTTTGTTTTTCTCCACCTATCCACATAGAATCTTCTTCCATTCCAGTAGTTGGAGTTCCAGTTTGAGTTCCAGCATTAGTTTGAAGAGATACTGCATTATCTTCATCACCTACATAACACAATACTCTATTTGCATCTGTGCCAGCATCATGGTCTAAGGCAAATGCTGCAAAAGTCCATTTATCAGTTGAAAATGTATTAGAATTAGTTTGATGTCTTGCATTACCACTAAATCCGTTAATTTCATATGTCCATCTCAATCTTCCATTGCCAGCAACTTGAACTATAAACTGAGCATCACTATCTATAACTACATTAACTAATGAATCACTTTGAGTATTATCAGGAGATTTAAACCAAAGAGTTACAGTCATTGCTTCTAATTGAGCTTCAGTTAATGGACTTCCAGAAACCTTTGTTTGAGCTCCAATATTTAAATTTGAACCCCCTCCTACATCTGGATAATAATTTAAACTATTAGTAAGTCTTTGTCTATTCATTAGAAATCCCTGAGAATCTCTTGTGGCATCTACTCCTTCTGTAATTAACATTATTTCTGTCAAATCATTTGTAGTTACATGAGCACTTCCTTTTTTATCTTGCCATAAAGTCAAACCATCATTTGTCCAATAATTAGCTAGTTTTGAACTATTAACTTCTTTAGAATGTTTTCTAGCATCTAATATTTTTCCATCATTATACAACTCATCTACATCTGATTGAGTAAATTCAGTATTTTTCCATATAGATATTTCATTCATAGTTCCATTTATAAAGTTTTGACTAGAAAAATTTAAAAAACTAATAGCACCACCAGCTGATATATTAGAACTTGTACTAATAGTTCCACTAGCGCTTATTGATGTACTACCATAACTTTCACCATCTACCCAAACAGTAACTTCATTATCAGACCTATCAATAGATTCTACTATATGATGCCATTTACCAGTTTGTATTACTTCGCTAGCAACATCAAAATATCCAGTACTAGTACTAGCATCATCTGTTGCATAATTTTGCAAATCTCCATTTGCTTGAATCCTATGACCATACCTTCCAGCTGTTCCACCACCAGAATTTAAAAAGAAAAAAGAAGTTTCCTTGCTATCATTTTTAAAAATGCAATAAGATAAAACAAAATCATCAGTACCAAAATTTCCTCCATAACCACTAGTTTTTACTTCTTTATCATCAGAATCGTCAGCCCCATCATGCCACCCCAATTGATTATAAGATTGTAATGATGTTTGTGGTATATCAGGTTGTTGGTCTGCATCTGTCCAGCCTGTTGCTGTGCCTACTTCTTTAATAGATACATCATCTACATAAAAATCTCCACTAGTATTCCCATGCCCATGAACAACAAGATAAGCTCCACTACCTCCTGCGCTTTCTGTATATGTAACAGTTTTAGTATTCCAAGCATCTTGTGTTAATCCTGAAAAAGAAGTATCATCAGCCCAATCTGAATTATCACCTCTCCTTATTGCAATACGAGCAGTAGTTGCATCATCAGGATATATTTCAAAGCTTAAAAGATATGTCCTCCCTGCTACTGTGGTAAATGTGTCACTTTGGATACCTTGACTTGAACCATCTACAGTAAACTTTCTTGAGTAAGTTCCACTGTGTGCTTGTGTTGAACTCCTTACATTAGCATTTACACTATTGTAATCAGCCCAATTAGAGTCAGCTTCCATTGTTCCATTAGTTATTAACTCATCACCATAAAATACAGTTGTTGCATGATTTTTTTCGTTTATAGCTTTAAGAGAAAAATTCTTGACATATGCAATTTCACCACTACTTAAACTATTAAATCTTAAATCTGAATTAGTTGCATGTTTAGCTGTAAAAATATATTCATAAGTTGCAAATTCTGTTGTTAAATTTCCAAAATCAACTAAATCTCCACTTCCAGTTCTGTCATAAGTAATTTCAGCTGAACCACTATTTATTTTAGCATCCACTGTAACTTTATATGTTTGTCCAACAGTTAAATCAGAATCTAATGTTAATGCATCTCTAAGGTATAAATAAGCACCTCCAGAATTATCAACATAAGTTACTTTTATTGCATCACCATCTAATGCTATCTCATTATTTGAATATGCAACCCATCCGCTTAAATTTCCAGATTGCTTATCAGAATCCCATTTTTCATCACCCAACCCTGTATTTGCAGCATCAAGTATATATGATTGCTCTCCTCTATGTCCATCATTTATTGGATACCATGCTTTAAGATTAGAGTTTGTTAATGATGTACCACCTCTATTTAAAGCTAATTGTTCAGGGTTATTATAATCGTATAATATATCTTCTGCTGTCCATACAGAATCCCACATTTGAAAATCAGACATTGCTCCATTAAAATGAAGCTCTCCACCTGTGTAACCTCTTCTTCCTATATACAATTTTGCAACATAAGAATCAAATCCTGCTGGGCCACTACCATTTGTAGCGCCTTGATTGCTTCCACTTCCAACCAAGACTCCGTTAATATATAATTTTTGTTCATAAGCATCCATTATAGTAACAATTCTATACCAAGTATTTGTTTCTATATTTGTTGTATAATAAGCATCATCGCCTCCGTCAATATCATCAAATATTTCTATTTCTCCTGAAGTTGTAAGTCTAAGACCCCATCCATCGCCAGTATTTTGATATAAGTTCCAAATAAATTGTGTAGCAGCAAAAGACGATGTTTTTATCCAACAAGCAACTGTTATATTATTTGTTATACCATATGAAGTATTGATATTTTGAACACCTTCTAAACTATCACTAACCCCATCAAACTCTAATGCTCTACCTGAATATATTTGTCCGTGATTATTATTGCCAGAAGCATCTAGCGCTCTTGCTTTTGTTGGTTTTTGAATTGTTTGTATAGTAGCTGCCATTATGATAAAGTCCCATGATTTGAACCATGTGAATCAGCTGTTTTATGAGTCACATCAGCAACAATGTAACTTGAATCTAAATTCCACCATGATACTAGATTTGTTTTTTCACTATCTGTTAATTTTGCATAGTTTTTATTCATTATAGATTTGACTTGTGCTTGAGTTAATGCTCCTGTCCATATACCCATATTACATAAATAACCATCCCAACCTTTACTTGTATCATTTAAACCAAGGCAAGATATTGTCATATTATCGCTTAAATTATTACCAGTTGTTCCTAAAGATGCTCCATCTTGATACATAGTTGCTCCACCTGAACCATTTGTAACTATTGCATAATGATGCCAGTTTGTATCATGGTTATTTAAATTTTGATTAACTGTATCTTCATTTGTGTCTGTTTCAATATACATAGCTCCATTACTGTGAACCATAATAAAAGAATGTGTACTTCTTGAAATTTTCCCAAAAGGTACATTTATATTAGATGTATCATTAATTTTACCCCACCAAGCAAAACTAATATTAGAACCATCTATATCAAGAGTAGACTCAGTTATAGCTATATAATCAGAATTAGCATCTGCTAAATAAGCAGCACCATCACTTACAGGTACGACTGGATTTGTTATATAATCATGCTTTAACACAAGATTATCTCTTATAATTCCTGGTGTAACTAAAGAGCTTTTAGTTAATGTTTGACCTATTCCTAAGCTTGGCATAGCTCTAACCTAAGTATAGTATTGCTTTACCAGCAGATATATCTACAGCATTAAATCTTCCATATATTGTCATACCACTTGGAATAGTTAATGTTGACATATCATGTCCATTTGTACCTAAACTTGAAGCTGCTGCTGGACTTGCATGGTTTGTAGACTCCGATGTCGTATTAGTTGTAAATGTTATATCATCTATAACTTGTATAGCTATAACAACTAAGTTTGAAGGTGGAGTATAAGTATCAGTTCCTTGTGCTGAATCAATAAATGCTGTACCTACTTGTCCTAATATAGCATTTTGTGCCTCGGCAACTGTATATTGATGAAACCCTTTACTTGCCATTTTATTCTCCTTTCGAGTGTACTTTAAGGTCTTGACTTGACCGTGAGTGTACCATTATTATTAAAATTTTTTATAGATTTGGGAGCTGCCCTTTATACGACAACTCCCATAGTTCTATTAAACTATTTATATACTATTTTATTCAAACGGTGTTGCAAGAGTACCATCTCCAACTAACTGGCCATCTACATGCCATGTAGAAGAAGAAGTACCTACAATATTAAACCATCCACCTTGAAGCCAACCTTGTTCAGCAGAGCCTAAATCAATAGTATCATCATCAGATACATCTGCACTAAATGCATTCATATCTGTTGCTGTTGCAGGGTCTACAACCATCAATGTACCTACGTACAATTCATCTGTAGCTGCAGTATTGATTAATCCAGCTGTAGTAAAAGTTGTCTTAACAATGAATTTAAAGTTTAAGCCTGGTGCACATGAAGGAAGAGTTACTGTTAATCCTCCAGCTACGTCAAGCAAAATCACAGAACCACTATCTTCAGCGGTTAAAGTGTGACTTGCTGTTAAGACTTTAACTTTATTGTCAATATTGCTTACAAGACTATTATCATTTAATACATCACTTCTCATTGCATACCTCCTTATAGGTCAGTAAACGAATACAACGCA